CTGTAAAAATTCGCTATACTAGTTAGCGTTGACTTATGGAGAGTTGGCAGAGTGGTAATGCACCGGACTCGAAATCCGGCGAACCCGTGTTGAGCGGGCGCGCAGGTTCAAATCCTGTACTCTCCTTAAATATCGCTAAAGAAAGCCTATAATAAAGGCTTTTTATTTTTGTTTGTGCAACAATGGTGCAACGACAACTTTATTTTCGTTATTTTTACCGCTTATTTCATCGAGAACTTGAGCAATTTGGTCATTAGATCTTGCCCGATGTTCGTCAATGAGATAAGCGTATTTTTTTGCCGTAATTGTCATGTTAGAGTGTCCTAGTCGCTGGCTAATAGCAAATAGGTCGACACCTTTGTCCAATAGCAAGGCAACGTGAGAGTGGCGCAAACTATGGAAGTGGAAATTATTGCGTTCAATGCCACAACTGGCAAGATGTTTCTTGAGGGTTTTGTTAACTGCCGTTGAGCCCGGAATTGTACCCACTCTAGTTTTGAAAATCATGTCTTGATTATTAGCTTTGAGTTCAAGCAACAAATCAACTAGTCCTTGATTAATCCTGATAGTTCGATTAGATGATTCTGTTTTAGGTGCTTTGATTTCGCCACCATTTACATAGTCGTAGGATTTATTAATTCGTATGGTTTTGAAGTTAACGTTTAAGTCATTCCAATCAAGCGCCATAATTTCGCCTAAGCGCATACCGGTTAAAATTGCCGTGATTATCATATAACGGCTAACCATTCTGGGCGTAATACCGTCCTTAAGTGAGTCTACTAATTGTTTGATTTGCTGAACACTTAAATATTTAACCTTGATACCATCGCTAGACCATATCAATTCCACACGTTGGGTAAAGTCTTTGGCAATAACGCCATCAAGAATAGCGTCTTTAACACACGCTCGAATAATTGAATTAGTTTTTTGAACTGTTTCTTTAGCGTGGGTTTTGCCAAATTGATTCATAAAGTCTTGGTATTGTCTGCGGTTAACCGTGCTAATTTTAGCGTGACCCCAGTAGTCCGAAATTCGTTCTGATGTTTTAAGGTACAAACGAGCTGTAGATTTTGAAATCTTATCTTTTTTAAACGTGTTAAACCATTCCAGAAAGTAAGCTGGCCATTCGGGATTGGAAGTATTAATTTGACCACTAGTTAATAGTTGCTCTTGTTCGATACCCCATTTTCGTGCAGCTGCTTTAGTCGGGAAACCGCTCTTATTTCGACTTTTCCAATTGCCTTGCGTATCACGCCAAGCAACCCGAACTTGCCACTTCCCGTTACGCTTTGTGATTGAAGCCATGAGATATTTTCCTTTCTTAAACGTACGTTCGTTAATTGTGCAAAAATTAAGCTCGGCGCTGTGCCGGGCTTTTTAGTTATTTAGTATCGCGTGAGCCATAAAAGTTAACAACGGTACAATCAATCCAGCGGCGATTAATCCCATTATCCACCACATGGTTTTGGTTAAATTATCAATTTTAGCGTTGAGAGTATTGAATTTTTCATCAGTTAAGTCAAAACGAGAATCTAGTTTATTGAATTGTTTATCAATTTGATGCATGGCACTAGTAAATTCTTGATGTGTTACATACTTGTCCATATTTCCACCACCCCCATTATTATTACAATGCGAATTGGGTAGAGAATTAGTATTTGATCCTGGTGTCGCTCCAGAATCGCGCCCATGAGTATGATAAAATAGCTGTAAATTGGTCGAATAAAAGGAAGTATAGATTATGAAATTATATAAAGTAGTAAAAAAATATATACCAGTTGAAGCTTATCAAACAAATAGACCTATAGATATTCAAACGATCGAAGGGGAAATGCATGCTAATGCTGGAGATTGGATTATTATTGGCGTTGAAGGAGAAATATGGCCAGTAAAAAAAGAAATCTTTGAAAAAACATATCGTATTATTTCGGAAAAACGGTAATCTTTTTGCTTATAGGATCTGATCTTTTATCAAAAGCTGCGTCAATATATGAGTTTGGTGAATTAACAAAGTCTTCCCATTTTACTAAAATACAATATCTATCATCGATTCCCCAAGCACAGCCTTTGTGGTCAGGAATGTAGTAATTTATACTAAATTCTTTGATAACCGTACTATCATCAATTGCAACATAATTATGTTCTTCTCCACATGTTTCACAAGTGTAGGTTCCTTTGTAAATCTTATCAGTCATTTCAGGTAGCACTATTCCTAAAATGCCGTTTGAGTTGCCATATAAACTTGCCTGTAGCTCTCGTTTAATATAATGCTGATTTTCAAATAGATTATTTTCTGCGCTATGTTCTCCAATTAAGCATATAGTAACTGTGGAATCTTTTAAGTAATCTTCTCGTATTTTTCGCATTATATAATCTTCGTCTTCAGAATTGATTGGTTCATTAAGTGACTTATCAATCATATCGACATCTAAGTCATTTTGAATGGTTTCTTTATATGAAATATCTTTTGTTTTAAATGAGATAAAGCATTTATGTTTCATTGAATAGATCTTCCTTTCTTCTTACCTAATGAGGCCCAATTGGTATTTTCGTTAGAAATAATATTTTCTGTACGATCCACTAGGTTATGGAATTTTTCAGTATCATTCAAATTAGAGTACGCACCTGAAGATGTTAGATAGGAATACTTTTCATGTTTTAAGACTTCTGCATTTGAACGATATACAATCCATTTTTCATGGCATTTAGTTAATGTCATGATACCTTCTGTAACAGTAGCAATTGCAGCCATGATTGCCGTAATAATGGCTGTGAAAGATTGATGTCTAAATATTACTGAACTAACAGGAATTGAGGATGTACAGATTAAAGTGACGACTTTTAAGCAATAATACCATTTCTTTTGAGTAGTACTTTTCTTATCATACCAACTTATTTGATCGTCTAATCTGTCTGTTAGATACTCATATGGTTGTAAAGACAAGCTTACTGCTCCTTTCTTTATCTTCCAATTTACGTCAGTCCTTTCTTCGGAGAGGGCTTTTATTTTTTCTATTGGACTAAGGGTAGCCTTTTAATATCCTTGATCAACAGCATTTTGGTATTCCTGTTGAGGATCCTTTCCCTGCTCGTACATATACTGATCTTGCATTTCACCAGAAGTTTTCATGTTGTCAGGTGTGGAATAAAGAGCATCTTTCACTGACATGCCATGATCAATCTTATAAGCTGCCATAGTTTCACCATAAGTATTAACAAAATCGTGAATGTCTCCATTAAAATTGTCGATATCTGATGAAGCATTGCCATTTACAGAAGAATTATTGCTATTTGATGATTGATTTGCTTGCGTTGTTTGTTGTTGAGAACCATCATTTTGTTGAGCAGCAGTTTGAGATTGAGATGAACTAGAAGAAGCCGAGCTAATTGAGCTTTGCTTCTTTTTTTCTTGTTTGTTTTTCTTTGCGGATTTGTGCTTTTGAACTGATTTAGTCGATGAAGAACTACTGCTGATCTTTGTGGATTTTTGTGATGGAGAGCTGCTACATGCAGTAAGAGTCGCTCCTAAAACTACAGTAGCGCAAATTAAAACTATCTTTTTCATTTTAATTACTCCTCAGTAAGCTTTTAACGTCAATCAGGGTTGGACGTATATTAGTATCTGTTTGAAATATAATAGTTGTGCACTTCTTCCCTGACTATATTGTCAAGGTAGCTTGGTACTTCGTATGATTCCATAAAATCATATACGTTTATGGTTTCTTTTGGCACGCCTTGGCAATAAAAAGGAACCATAAGCTTAACTGCGCCAGTGTTTGCTTTATATTCAACGGAGTGTTTGCCTGTGAAGGTAGCGTGGTAGAAGCAAATATCAGTTTCATCACCATTTAAGATGTGTGAAATTTCGTGAGCAAGCTGAAACGAAATTTCAGCAGGGCGATGCCAGTTAAGGTTCATGACAATGCTGCGGTAATGGAGCGAACAGCCAGGCGGAGTTTCAGGAGCTAATTTATCAGTCCAGATAACGCTGATATCATGATCGCTCGCCACTTTCTCAAGGTAGCTGCTAGTTTCGTTCATGTTATCGCCTCGATTCTGTGCTAAATGTTCCACTTGTAGTTGTGATAGTTACCTAGACCCGTGTAGCCTACGATGTCATCGCCAACTTTCCACTGGGTCGACATACCTTCAGATGCCTTGGAATCGCTGATCTCATCATCCTCGTCAAGCACGGCTAATGCCATGCCTTGCGACATTCTAGCGAGATTGTCTAGCGCCTTGTGATTTAATGCATAAACGTTACTGTTTAAGTGGACTGTAATGTGTTTATCTTTATAGGTAACTTTGGTGACGTACCTAGCCCAACTGCTGCCATCATCTTTTTCTTCGCTTAAACGATCTGCTAAGTCATCGTTGATTGTTGACCCAACATCAGCACTAAGGTCTTCGTTGCCACCAAGCACGCAGAAACGTTCTTTATGCCCGTTACCTTCATCTAAGACATAATAGTGATCATCTTGTTTTTCTGGTTGTTTGATAGTTGTTTTCGTAGTCTTACCTTTTTTAACCTTGACGATCTGGTCTTTAAAGTCATGCTCATCATCATCGTTTTGGACGACTACCTGGCCGTCAGCCAAGCCCTTAACCTTGATGGTTGCCTGGCCGTTACCGTTTGTATCGTAGTACACGGTGCCATCCTCTTTGTCGCCTTTACTGTAGACAAGCTTGCCGACACGTACGTCTGCAGACTTGCTTTCATCAATCGGGCCGATAGCCTCGACAGCCACGACGAGTACAACGAGCGTTACGACCAGAATGATCGGCGGATAGCGCCATTTGATTTTTTTCATGATTGCTAAGACGATACTGACAACAAAAGCAATCAGCCCCAGAGCTACTAACACCAGCGTTAAGTTAGCCAAAGCCATTTTCATTTTTCAATACCCCCGATAATTTTATTTTCTCCCACCGCGCAACAGCCGTTTCATGTATTCCAAGTCCTGCTCAGGGATAGGCTTGCCCTCGAAGGTGAAGATGGTGTCATCATCAGCGAGGTCAGCAGTTTTGAGATCGTCTTCCCTGGGGTCGCGGCCAAAACGCGGATCAATATCTGATTTTTCTACGTTAAAGTATTCAGCGAGCTTTTCCACATTTTTTGGCGATGGAAGTCTTGTCCCTTTAAAGTATCCTGTAAGAGTACTTGCTGGAATACCTACGCTTCTAGTTATATCTATTTGTTTACGACCGCTTCTAGAGAGCAAATCATTTAGCCGTGATGAAATAATCTTTTTATATTCTTTATCTTGAGGGGTCAGTTCAGTTCTAGCCATATTGAATCGCTCCTTTTTTCATATATTTTAGCAGTTTTTTCACGATAACTCGAAAAAATATTAGAAAAATACGAAAAAAAGGTTGAAATACGAATTAACTCGTATTAATATAATACTCGTAAGGTTGATCAAGACCTTAACAAGAAAGGAGCATAGGATTTGTGAGTAAACAAAAAAGCACCTCCGAATTACGGAAGTGCGAATTAACTTCAAGCTTGGTTTTCCCTATCTGATCAAGATTGAAGTTAAGGTCAGCATGAAGCTGATCTAGCATAAACCCAAAGAGTGAGGCTTAGCCTCCTCCTCTTTGGTGTATAGTTTACCACAGATCGAAATTATTATGGACTGGAAAAAGATTTTAATCGGCTCACTCAGCCATACAAAGGAACAGCATGGCGATGAAGTTAGCCATACGTTTGACGGCAATATCGGGCTAATCCCGGTTGCTATCGTAGTAGGCGTAATCGTATGGCTCTGCGTTCGCTAGGGGATGATAAGTTGACAATGACAATCAAAGCAGCTCGAGTCAATGCTGGGTTGACTCAGAAAGAGGCTGCAGAAAAACTGGGCATCTCATATCAGACATTGAGCAGATATGAGAACAATCCAGGACAGATGCCAGTTAAGATGGTCCTAGATATGTGTGACCTATATCACATCAATGTGGACTCTCTTTTTTTACATCATTAATACGCATTAATTCGTATAACAGAAAGGATGAAAGTAATGCAAAACGTAAATACTGACACAGTGATCCGCTATGTTGACGGGTCCAAACAACAAGTGATCGATAGTCGGGATGTTGCCAAGATGATTGGCAAAAGTCATGCGCATCTAATGCGTGATATCCACGACTATATCAATGTTTTGGAGCCCAATCCAAAATTGGATTCGGCTCAATTCTTCATCGAATCAAGCTATATTGATCCAAATAATCAAGAGCGTCCCTGCTACCTGCTAACGAAAAAAGGCTGCGAATTCGTGGCTAATAAACTGACTGGACGCAAAGGGACAATCTTCACCGCAACTTATGTCAGCCTATTTAACGAGTACGAGGCTGAGCACAACGGTAAAGCGGTTGCGATTGACAGTGGCCTGGAGCATGAGAAGCTCGCGTACAAGCGAGAATGGCTGATTGAGATGCGCAAGCAGAACGTCAACAAGGCGCACGAGCTACGCAATCAAGACGTCAAGCTGTATCTGGAGCTTGGCAAAGTTGCCGACGATTATCAGCGACCACATATGGCAATTGATTTCCGCAACGAAGCCATTCGTGCCATGCAAGCATTGCCAGTTGGTGCACGCCGCGAATACTCGGCTACTGAGATTGGCAACATCATTGGCGTATCACCGATTGCAATTGGCAAATGGGCCAACAAGTTAGGCGTTAAGCGTGATGCTGATATGAGCTACCGTGATCACGATGGAGCTTGGCGATACTTCCCTGAAGCGCTGAAGGTATTTCAAGACAACGCACTGGAGATTCAAGACGACGATTTAGGACTATGACTATAGGAGGCAATTAATGAAACAAGAAGATACAAATAATCTCATTATTAACGGACGAAAACTTTACTTGAATGGTAAAGAAGTGAAAATGGTAAAAAACATTGAAACTATAACAGAAAGTGATTCACCACTTTCTACTGTGCGAATCACTTTCAAAACAGACTTGCGACTTAATAACCCAAATAATGATTGATTGTGGCGGATATAACACCAGATGCGATTTGCTGTAAAGCTGATAAGGAGTGAGAACCAACTTTACTTGCTAAGTTTTTGGTACGATTCCAATTCTCATCAGAGCGAATGTTATTCAGAAATTCGTGTCCTTTGGGAGAAAGATCAAGAATCGAATATCCACCATCGGCATAGCAATCAAAATCTTGTATTAATCCAGCCCATGATAGCTGCCTAAGATGATATAAGATTTCTTCGCTTGTATAAGGATTGAGGACATCTAATGTTTCTAGCTGATTGTTGTTAATCGCTTCTTGAAAATTAGTTGAATCTTCAATAGCAATCAAAATGTCACGCACACAATCTGAATTTAATTTCATAATATCACCACCTTTCTAGGTGATTATAGCAAAGCATTTAAGGAGGTAATCAAATGCAGCAATTATTTGATTTCAAAGGACGGCTTGGGCTGTATGAACTGCTCAAACGGCATGGCATCCTTCCACTAATCGAAACCGCAGACGAAAAGAAGGGAGCATAACTATGAAGAAACAAAAAAAGCCCTTCTGGAAATCAGAAGAGTTTCTAGAATGCTTTGTGACAATCGTGGTTAGCTGCTTAGCTTCTGCCGCAACACTCCTCGTATTAGCAAAGCTAGGATTGTGGTGATGATTGATACCACTATCGATACTAATTAGGACTGTAGGAGGGCAAAGATGGGGCTAAGTAAAAAGCTGATTAAGGAACAAAAAAAGACTAATCAACTGTTGCAGCAGTTGATTAGTCTCGAAAAGAATCGTGATAAGGCTGCAATGATTATTATCACTAGCAGATTGCGGAATAGTTCAAAGATTAATGAACGTCAACTTGCCGGTTTGTTACTTGAACACTATCAGACTCATTGGTAAAGAAGGGGGCATAGGGCATGGATTCATCTGATCGTCAAAGGCTTAAATCACAGCTCGAAAATGAGTTGCTGATTAAGGCTGTAAAAGCAAAAAGCCTGATTAAGAAGGCACTCTTAATCAAGCTTATGCAATGGCTTAAAAATTAATCATCTTGGGTCATGTCGATATAAACGATGTCATCTGCATTAAAGACAACTGTCCCTAATTGTTTCTTAGGATTGTCCCCAAATGTAAGACGGTGGTAGTTAAAAGTGATGGTTTTGGCTTCACTCAATTTCAAATCTTTTGGCTGTATTTGTACGCCATCAACTAGCAACGCAAATACATTGCCTAGCTCAAATTCGTTTGTATCACTGACAGGCCGAAAGTGGACACTAATTCGGAACATTTAATTCACCTCCTCTCATCAGGAGATGAATCAAGTATACAACTGGAAAGGAGGGAGCATAGCTATGAGAACTGTTGAAGAATTTGAGAAGGCAACTGCTAAGTGCCAAAAGCCAATGTCCGATTACTCACGGATCATTGTTGAGACAGACGAAAAAAGCCCCAAGACCTTGGCGGTGATCACAGATGACGACTGCGAAACCGTAGAAGGCCTCAGGGTGCGGTTTATGCCGTTTTATAAGGATTAGTCCTTATCTTTAGGAGGCATTGGGTCATTACCATACGAGTTCTTTAAGTTAATCTGACCGTTTCGCTTATGACTAACCAACTCAGCATGATTATTAATAGCTTGTTGACGACCTGCTTTAATAGCTTCTGATTTGGTGCTGTAGATTTTAGAAGCACGAGAACTTCCGGAACTCTTAACAGCCCAACCGTTTGAACGAGGGCTGACCCAAATTTGCTTTGGCATAAGTTCACCTCCTTTCATCAGGAGATGAATCAATTGTAGCAGAAAGGAGCATAGGGCATGGATTCAATAGAAATCGATGCTGCTTTGTATCGTGGATCACATCGATTGACGCAAGCTGAACTTTTCGAATTAAAAAAGTCCAATCCTTCTAAGGAAGAACTGGACAAGTTTACCGTTAAGCTAACTCAACGAATGCGGAAGGAGATGGGTAGATGGAACTATTAATTGACGACAAAGCAATTAATTCAGCCGTCTTAGAGGCGGTTGATAGTTTAGGGCTAATTCCTAAAGAAGACGCGATTGGCAGAACGATTGATATTAATGAATTCCGTCGTAAGTATTGCGGTGGTAAGAGTGCCCCTTGGGTACGGTTATACATCTTCGACAAGTTCCCGGAAACCGATTTTGCAAACGGCGGTTGGGTAATCGCACCGCATGCAACGTCAGGGGTTAAGAAGTCAATCATTTTTGAGTACGAAGCATCTCGATGGATAGAAGCACACAAGCGTGAAATTGACTGGAGCGCAAAGATTTAGGAGGAGCAACATGGACTTATTTGGACCTGTTTTTGGGATCCTACTGGTAGCTCTGCTGCTAGTGGACCACAGCATCTTGAATGCAAAGATTGAAAAAATTGGGAAGGAGCTGAAACGCTATGAACAACGTTACCCGGATTAACTGGTTCGTACTGGCCTACCTAGCTATCTGGTGCTGGGCAGACGGATTCTTGACTACTGCATTTGCATTGAGCGTTTTGGTGCTCACAGAGGCATTCTGGAAGCCATTTGTTAACTCTAGTCTGGCCGTTAAACTGTTCGGCACAGAAACGATGGCTATGTTGCAACAAAAAAACGTTACTGGCCGCCACCAGTAACGCCATAAACAAAAAACTTTACAGGGAGATTATAACATATGGCTTTATCACCAAACGAGAAAGCATTGGTAGACGCAGGGCTTAGACATATCGGTAAAGCAATCGAATCGATCGGAGATGCGTTTGCCACCGGCAATAACGGCGTAGGAGACCACGTGGCAGTTGTTGATTTAGATTTAGCAATCAGTCGGCTAGAACGAGCACAGGAGCCACTGATTGATGCACTAAAGACAATCAAGAAACGGGAGAAACAAAACAATGGCTAATCAAATGGCGATCCTGCAGAAGGACATTACAGACACAGTATCGAAAAAAATCGATCAGTTGACGGACGAAGGGCTGGCATTGCCGGCAAACTACAAATGGCAGAACGCTTTAAAATCGGCTTTCTTTACGCTCCAAAACGTCAAAGGACGTGACGGTCGGCCGGCCTTGCAGTGTGTTCCTGCCTCAATCGCTAACTCTTTGCTGGATATGGTCGAGCAAGGGCTTAGCCCGGCTAAGAATCAGTGCTATTTCATCGTCTATGGCAATCAGCTGCAGATGCAACGGTCTTACTTTGGCACTATCACGGCACTCAAACGGCTGAAAGGGGTTAAGGATATTGATGCTCAAGTAGTTCATCAGGGCGACGAGTTCGTGATTGGTGCTGACGAGCTTGGCCGAATCAAGGTCACCAAGTTCGTGCCTAAGTTCGAGAACCTGGACAAGCCGATCAAAGCGGTTTTTGCGTTCATCCAGATGACTGACGGTCGTGTTAACTACACGGTTATGACACAGAAACAGATCCAAGCCAGTTGGTCACAGTCACGTCAGCACAACGTTCAGAATAAGTTCCCTGAGGAGATGGCTAAGCGGACGGTTATCAATCGGGCTGCCAAGATGGTCATCAATACGAGCGACGATAGCGACCTGCTGACCGGCTCAATCAACAGCGTTACGGCAAACGAGTACGAGGACGATTCTGAACGCAAAGACGTAACACCAGAAACACCAAAATCAACCGCAGATAAGCTCGTGGAAGGCTTTAAGCAAGAGCAAGAGCAAGAACAAAACCACGAAGAGGAAAAAGAAACGGCTGAGGAACCCCAAGAACAGCCAGAACAAGAGCAAGAAAAACCGGTAAAAGAGTCAGAACAAGAACCAGCAAAAGAGGAGGCAGAACACGATGACAACCAAGAGGCAGACGGCCAGACCGACATCTTCGACTACATCGATGAAGTTGACGAAAAGTAACTACTACAGTCACGATACGGACTTCCAGTATATGTCTTTTTCGGTGTTTAAAGACTTTGAACAGTGTGAGGCGGCTACCTTAGCCAAGCTGAAAGGTGACTGGGAGCCAACGAGTAATCCGGAACCGTTGCTGGTCGGCAACTATGTCCATTCATACTTTGAAAGCCCTGAGGCTCATCAAGAATTTGTTGAAGCTAACAAGAGCGAGATGATCTCAACTCGTGGCAAAACAAAGGGCCAGCTAAAGAGCAGTTACAAGGTTGCCGATGACATGATCAAGACGCTCAGCGAGGACGACTTTTTCAACTACGTCTATATGCCGGGCAAAAAGGAAGTCATCGTCACCGGTGAACTCTTCGGCCACCAGTGGAAAGGTAAGATCGACAGTCTCTGTCTTGATCGTGGGTACTTCTGTGACCTGAAGACAGTCGATGACTTCCACAAAGGACACTGGAACCCGGAATTGCGTCAAAAGATCAATTTTGTTGAAGATCGCGGCTACCATATGCAGGCAGCAATCTATCAAGAGTTGATCAGACAGACGTTTGGTGTTGAATGCCAGCCGTATATTTTCGGTGTGTCCAAGCAACCGATTCCGGACAAAATCGCGATCAGTTTTGATGGCGATGGACAGTTCTTGATGCAGTCAGCACTTGAAAAAATCAAGGCCGACCAAGACCGTTTCTGGCGAGTCTTGATGGGCGAGGAAAAGCCTAAGCGATGCAGTAAGTGTGAGTACTGTCGACAAAGCAAACAGCTGGCAGGATTTACAGAGGTTAGCAGCATTGAGATCTCATAGAAGGGAGTGAGAGTAATGGAAGATGAGAAGCCTTCCTACTACTCCATCATCACGGCTGATGTGCGCTATGATGAACGGCTTAAGCCGAATGAGAAATTGCTATACAGTGAAATAACTGCACTAAGCAACAAATATGGGTACTGCACAGCTACCAACTCGTACTTTTCTAAGCTATATCGTGCGGACAAGTCAACGGTTAGCCGCTGGGTCAGTCACCTAGAAAAGTGTGGCTACGTGCAAGTTGAACAAACCCGCGATGGCAAGCGGATTGTACAACGAAAAATCTACCCCGTTGCAACACCCCTATTGACAAAAAAATCAATACCCTATGCGCAAAAAGATCAATACCCTATTGATAAAAAAGTCAAAGGGAATATTACAAGAGTTAATACTACAAGTATGAATATGAGAGAGAGGATTAAGCAACCTCTCGACACAAACAGCAAACTCTCTCTCTTATCATGGCCAGACAGCTTGGGTGCCATGACTGACCAGATCAGCAAGCTGCTACTTGATGCTTCGGATCAAGGGATGAGCATTGATCTGCTACAGAAAGCAATCGACCTGACGAAAAATGCGGAGCCTAATACGCCATACGGCTACTTAAAGTCAGTCGTGAGTGATTGGCTAAGTCAGAACATCTATACGACTCACGACTGGCAAGCACTGCAGAAGAAGAAAAGGGATGCCAAGAACCGAGAGATTCCTAACATCCCAATTTACAAGATTTAAGGAAGGACTGGTAGGTTATGGATTTAAAGATTAGGCCAACATGCAGCTAAATGAAAGGAGTGGTTTAAATAATGACCGAACGAATTTTACAACACAGAATACCTGCCGATGTGCACTTTAGCATCAAGCGTTACTTGGAAGATGAGTGGATTAGAATTCCGAGATGGCAGAAAGGCTTTAAATGCTGCCTTGATTGTGGGCTGCCAACAATGAGGTTGGTTTACCAGGAATCTGAAGTTTACACAACGCTTTGCATGGCTTGCGGTAAGGCACATCGTTACTACGCAAATAGTTGTGCCAAAGCTGAGCAGATTTATGACCGCATTGATGTAGACGATTATAAGTGCGCTCAACATGCAGTTGGTTTGGATTACAACAGCAAACCAACTGGGCGCAACTACTTTACAACTGATGGCGAGAATCCTTTTAAGACACTGCCAAGCAATTGTTACGATAGCGAAAACAACTGCTACTGGCTCACCCCGTATGGCTATCGGCTGCTCGGCTTCGACGATATGGGCGATGATCGGTACCTGAAAATATTATGGTAAGAGGACTAGCTATGAGTTTAACCGTCAAAGAAAACAAGTACTATCGAGGTGGCAAGCTGCAGAGCATCGAGTACGTGACCGGATTTATCGACAATAACAGTGACGGGATCATGTACTACATGGATGCTGAAGCCGGTATGTACACGGACTATGGCTACTGTATTGACGAATTGCAGTGCTACACCAACGACTGGCGGAAAGTGGCTGAGGACTGCTGCAAGCGATATGGATGTGAACTGGTCGGTGAGGAGTTGAAGGCAACGGCAGAAGATGCTCTGGTACAGACAATGCTCGCCATCTACGCGTGGATCGAGTTCAAGGACTGGCTGTACTACGACCAGATCGAAGAAAAACATGGAATTATGCATGACAAAGGGGAATAACCATGACTAAAGAAGAGTATCAAGGAAAACTTAGCCAATTGCTTAAAGAGATGGACGAACTGGATGTCGAATACTACGATGACGATCAATTCGCCTTCGACGGCGACTGCATTATGCGACTACACGACGTTGCGGATGATGCATTGGAACTGGCAGAAAAAGCAAAGGATGTGTTTAACAATGACTAATCAAGAATTTATCAACAAGTGCAAATGGCGCGTATCTGACTATCTCAACAAGCTGGTCGGAAAGGAAACGGCCTGCAAGCCGGAAAAAGTGTTCGTTGTGTGGCAGGCTAAGGCTCTGCAGAACCATAAGGCCATGCTTGCAGCACCGGGCAGATACAACGACAAGGACTACTACTTCGAGTTTACCTATAATGGCAATCTCAACGAAACATACATGGATGTGTACACGAAAGACAAAAACGTTCTGTTTAAGGAGGCACGCGATGGTCAAGACAAAAATGTTTACCGATCTGGTCAACGATATTGATCCCAGCGTGCAGATCAATCGTTGGCTAGACAAACATCCCGACTATATCGTTATGGACGTCAAACTGTCGACTGATTTTATCGAGGAAGACAATCAGTTATGCTGCACGGCGTTGGTCATCTACAGGGAGTATGAAAATGTGTGAATTTTGCGAAAAACATAAAGCACTGCTGTCCTGCCGGTTTGACGGCATCGGTGTGACGGTTAAGATCATCAACCACACGCAGCTCGATGCGATGGCGAAGGTCAAACGTGGCGAAAGTGTGATCAGCGTCGGGCAGTCTAATCGCATCAAGTACTGCCCGGTGTGTGGAAAGGAACTGAAAGATTGAAAAACTACTATGGCAAGAAGGTTAAGCTGGACGGTTACACGTTTGACTCAAGAAAAGAGGCGTCTTTCTACGCAGCTTATATCAAGAGCTGCGGTAAGAAGTACCAGGTGCATCCCCAGTACGAGTTGTTGCCAATCTATAATGCCGGCGAAGTCCGTGTTGGCGGAATTTACTATCGGCCTGACTTTGTTGTGTATGGTGTTGACGGGGCCATAGAGCACGTTTACGACGTTAAAACGGGAATTGCCTATCGAGCAACCGACGCGAGCGCACAGCTAAGATTTAAGCTGTTCTGGCACAAGTACGGCGTTCCGGTTGAGGTGGTGACACCACTCAGAAGCTACTTTAAAGTCAAGATCTTAGGCACGACCACCAAAACACAGCCGATGCATCAGCGCATCAAGCGTGACGGGACGATCGTCAAGGACTACTACGACATCAAAACTTCAATTGATTACAAAGTAGAAGAATTACTGGAAGGAGAAAGAGATGGAAAGCAAAGAGGTTGAGCGGGCATTCCGTAACAGCAGAGCAGTGACACTTGGTGACTCAAAACTGTACCTGATCATTGAAGCTAATCACATTAACGAAACGGTCATGCTAGATGAGGTATACCAGGACGGGCAGAGCTACGTATCAAAGAAGCTGCCGAGAATCGGGGCAAGGTTTGATATGCTGCGAAAGCCAACGTTATACAGGTGACCACAATGAAAAGAAAGTGGAATGGATTAGGGATGACGGTAATGACTTGCCTGCTGTTTTGGGCAGTCGTGATTGTGTTGCTAGCACACGTGTTGGGAGGATAGATATGCGTAAGGAAATGGTATTGGGAACGCTGGTAATCGGATTTAAGTATGCAGCTATCGCATCAATTACGATTGCCATGATTATGACGGTCCACAGCACGGTAGTCAGGTTCATCTGCTTCATGCTGAGCCTGTTCTTTCTTTAGGCGATCAGCATGGCAGTAAAAAAGAGCCGCACCATGATGGCACGACCCTCTAATGAATCAACACCATCAATTATAGCAGAGGAGAGTGGCATTGTGGTTCAGCAGCAGACGATAAATGACAGTGAATTCCGTCCCATTGACCGTGCAGCAACGGTACAGGCCGTTAAGTCCTTTTTTAGCGATCGAGAATGTTATGATGGCTATAATTATCAAGAACTGAAACGGATGTCTGGAGCGTGGGGAGAACTGAAATCGCCAGCTCTCAGCGCAACTGGTGGTGGTAGCGGTATTGATAATGGAGTTGAGCAGCGTTTTATCAAACATGCTGAGTGTTTAAGAGCCGTTCAAGCAGTTAACCATGCATTAGAGGGATGTGACCGTATGTGCCGTGATATTCTGGTGCAACACTATATCAAAAATGAGCCAGTTCGAAACGTACGGGATGCACTGCATATTTCAGGCAACGCAACCTGGTCGAATCTTGATAAGCGAGCCTGTTATCAATTTGCTCAATGCATGGAATATGCAATTGATTTGTACAAGGTTAATCGTGGCCTGGTTCCGCCATTACAGATATTTTTATAGCAAAAAAACCGACAGTTTATGCCGGTTTTTTTGTTGTTCTGTTTTGTTCGTGCGTATGTTAGGCGTATAATATAGATATTCTAATAGAAAGGAGGCCTGCCTATGGTAGAACATAAAGCGGGCGATGTTGTGAAGATGCTTCGTGAGTTGCATTACGAAGAAATCCGTATCAGCGGAGACCATCACATGTTTCGCGGACCAAAGGGAAATTTAATCCCAGTTGCGTATTCTAGCAGAAAAACGCTAATTCCCGTTGGTACTTACAAACATATTCTACACCAGGTAGAAGAACATCGCTAGCTAATAGCAAAAGGCGCCAAGAATTATCTTGACGTCTTTTATTTACTTTATACGTATAAAGGCGTATTATTTAAGAGAAATAAAGGTATGTTTAGGGAGTGTAATTATGGGAAAGTACAAAAAGAATGCAGTTGTCTATCCTGCTATTCTAGATGACAGTGAAAATGGCAAAGGAATTTATACAGTATCATTCCCAGATGTTCCAGAAGCATTCACGAGTGGTACTGGAATGGCAGAAGCGATTCTTATGGGCTCTGAGGTTTTGGGTGCTGTTCTGGTACTGCACGATAAATTACCTAAACCATCTGATTGGAAGACCGTTCAAAGCAAAAACATAGATAAAACTGTTATTCCAATTGCTGTTGATTTAGACGAAGCCAAAGCTAAGTCTAAGCCTGCTAAAGTAAAGAAAAATACTACTATTCCAGGAGATGTAGCACGTAAGGCTGAAGATGCTGGTATCAACTTTTCTCAAACTTTAACTGAGGCTCTAGAAGCTAAATTAGCAAAAATGTAAATTGCGATACACCGTACATTATTCCAAGTACAGTGTATCGTTTTTTATTTTACTGCAATCAAAACTAGGGGATTTCTAGGGTCAAACTAGGTAACTGCTAGGCTCTAACCGGTGCGATAATAATAGAGTGATATTGTATCACGAAGCCTAATTACTCGGTTTTTTCAAAGGGTGTCTTTCCTACTGGAATTGATTAGAACTTCTTCCAAAACAGGCGCTACGGCGTCTGCTTATGCATCATCACCGGGAACGCAGCTTTTATGCCAATTATGCCAAGACGATATTACATCAGTGAGACAACTACGATGAAGACTAACAATTAGTTCAATTCAATCCATATGTTCGTATGGAACCTCCTTTCAAGTATTGTGGGAACAAACGAGTGAATGATTAATGTACCGTTTTAAATACGGCTGTGCGTGGGTTCGACTCCCACATGATGCTTTCCCGCATCAACGGGAATTTTAATTTATTTTTTCCAAACCATAAACTAGGCACCGCATACGGTTAGCTATATGTGTACCTCAATAGTTGGCGGTCCAACTCCGCCGTGCGGTATTGCGCTGACACACAGCAGCGCATTGCCAGTGTTTAGAGTTTCACTGGCTGGAAGGTCCCAGGTGGGCACTGCGTTTCTAACCATCATGTCGCAGCGCAAAAAGGGTGCGAGTCCCTTGCCTGTCCATTTCCTGGCTTTGATTTTCTACATTTGCTTATCAACGACTTATACCTGCCAGGACAACGTGGCGGGCGAATCCCGTCAGCGTGGAAGCATGGCTGAGTGGCTTAAAGCGCCAGTTTGCTAAATTGGTAAAGTCCTTTTATAGACTTACGCAGGTTCGAATCCTGCTGCTTCCGTTGAGAGTAGCGCAATTCACTCTCTTGCCTTTCGACTTAGGCATAGAAAGGCAGACGGTATGGTCATCCCTATACTTCAGGTGGGGATGTCATGGTTCGATCCATGAGCCGTCATTCCGCTAGTGGTCAGCGGTGTGCAAGCGCGTCGTTTCAACAAAATATATGCTTGCACTAGCTCAGCTTTGGCTGGGCTTTTTATTTTGGCTAAGGAAGTGACTTGATGAGAGTGTACAGAGACTGGGGCATCTGCTCTAGAGAAGAGCATGATTTACTGGCAAAGATATATCACGATCAGCGATCTAATCGTACTAAAGTTAAAGGCAAGCCGGTTGATTACTCTATCAAGCCACCTGTCTTAAAGACCAGACATCCCCACAGATAAACTTCTTAGCCGGGTCGGCTATTGCAAAATTAAATTCGAAAGGTGGTGTGGCAGATGCCATGAAATTGACACATAAACAGCGCTTGTTTGCTGATGAGTACATTAAGAGTGGTAATGCCGCACAAGCCTACATCAGGGCAGGATATAGAGTTAAGACTGAGGGCTCAGCCAAAGCGGCTTCCAGCAGATTGTTAACTAATGTTAACCTTAAACGCTATATTGATGCCAGAATGGCCGAAATTGAGTCGCATAAGATTGCCGATGCTAAGGAAGTGCTCCAGTATCTAACACGAGTGCTGCGTGGTGAAGAAACAGAAGAGATACCCGATAGTGTAGATGGTGGCACAATCAAACGACCGCCGTTGATTAAAGACCGCACAGCGGCTGCACGTGAAATCATGAAACGCTATCCACTTGATGATCCGATGGTTGCCGCACAGCTTAAGAAGCTGCAGGCAGAGGCTGATACGGCTATCTGGAAACGGGATGAGCTGACTGGCAAGAATGATACAGGCGATAAGACAGTACTGATTGATGATATTGGAGGGATTGATGATGGCGACGATAAGGCTTAGCCGCATGGTCAATCCACACTTCTACCCAATGTGGAAGACTGACAAGCCATACGTAATCTGTAAAGGCGGCCGTGGTTCGTTTAAATCGTCGGTCATTAGCTTGAGACTGGTGACTAAGGTTAAGCACTGGACGATGCTAGGGCACAAGGTCAACGTGGTTTGCGTACGAGAAAACGCCAGCTATCTGCATGACTCGGTATATAGCCAAATTAGGTGGGCGCTGACCATGCTGCATATGGATGATGAGTATCATTTCTACAAATCACCGCTGCGTATTACGCATAAGCGCACTGGGAGTACATTTTACTTTTATGGCGCTGATGACCCAATGAAGCTTAAGTCCAACATTGTAGATAACGTGATTGCTGTCTGGTACGAAGAAGCGGCAAATTTTAAAGGACCAGACGTATTTGACCAAGCCAACCCAACGTTTATCCGACAGAAACCAGATTATGTGGATCACGTGACGGTCTACTACTCGTACAACCCGCCTAAGAATCCTTATGACTGGATCAACGAATGGATCAGCAAGCAGGAGCAGAATCCTGACTATTACATCGATACATCGACTTATCTAGATGACAAGTGGGGATTTACAACGGATCAACAGCTAAAGCTTATCAATCAATACAAAGAAAATGACTATGACTACTATCGTTGGCTGTACTTGGGTGAGGTTGTTGGGCTTGGCACCAACATCTACAACATGAGCTTGTTCAAACCGCTTGATGAACTGCCCGCTGATGATGAGATTATAGGAGTCTACTACTCGGCTGACACTGGTCATGAAATCTCGGCAACGACCTGTGGGTGCTATATTCTGACGCGTACAGGCAAAGTAATCCTATATGATACCTATTACTATTCACCACAAGGCAAGAGCCACAAGAAGCCGCCTAGTGAGCTGTCACAGGATCTCAAGCAGTTCATTGACAAGAACATGTCAGAGCTTCACTTCGGGATCACCAACATGACGATTGACTCTGCTGAAGGTGCGTTGGAAAACCAGTTCTACAACGATTATGGGGTGCACTGGCACAAAGTTAAAAAGCTTAAAAAAGTAGACATGATCGACCGTGTGCAGGATTTGCTTGCTCAAGGTCGTTTTTACTATCTGGATCGACCAGATAACGAGATTTTCATCGCCGAACATCAGAAGTATCAATGGGATGAAAACACGCTGCAGAGTGACGATCCTAAGGTTATCAAGGTTGATGATCATACGTGTGACCAATTCCAGTACGTTTGCCTGAGCAATGAGCGTGCCTTTGGTCTCAAATACTAGGAGGTGGCAACGTGAGCTTTATCAACCGCATCAAAGATTTGTTTAGGAAAGGAGGCGCAAAACTGGGCATGGTTAAGCAGTTGACTAACATCACTGACGATGAGCGCATCTCAATCCCTAGTGAAGAATATGAACGGATTCGAGTTGCTAAACAGTATTACCGCGACGACTTCGGCATGGTGCACTACAAAAACAGCTATGGTCAAGAACTGACTCGTGAGCTGTCGTCAGTGAACGTCACCAAAATGGCCGCGCATCGTTTGGCAAGCATCGTTTTTAATGAGCAATGCTCGATCACGGTTGGGGATGAATCCACGAATGGTTTTATCGCAAATGTGCTGGCAGATAATGATTTCTACAATCTCTACGAAGAGAAGCTTGAAGAAGCAATCGCATTAGGTGGTGGTGCAATTCGGCCATATGTTCAAGACGATGAGATTAAGTTCGCGTGGGTCAGTGCGGATCAGTTCTATCCTCTCCACAGCAACACAAATGAGATCAATGAAGCGGCGATTGCATCCCGGACTACTGTCACAGAAGACAATCAGCCGACGTATTACACGTTGCTTGAGTTCCATCAATGGAATGATGATCACTCCTACAAGATCACTAATGAGCTGTATCGGTCTCAGAACATCAACCAGGTTGGCGTGCAGGTGCCGCTGGATCGCCTAGATGAGTATGCCGGTTTACAGCCAGAAGTCACGCTGACTGGATTAACCAAGCCGCTGTTTGCGTACTTCAAAGCGCCTGGCATGAACAACAAGCGTACCGATAGCCCGCTTGGCTTGGGTCTGATTGATAACTCGCGCAAGATTGTTGATGCCATTAATCAGACACATGATCAGTTTGTCTGGGAAGTCCGAATGGGCCAGCGCAAAGTTGCCGTGCCTGCGGAAATGCTGCGACCGCCAGTACAGTTTGGCAGCAATAAAGAGAAAATCTCTCGGCCACCTATGTTCGACAAAGATGCCAATGTGTTTGTGCAGATGTACGGCGAACCAGACGGGATGAAGATTACTGACCTAACTACTCCAATTCGCAACGATCAGTATGAAGCATCAATGGATTTCTTCCTGAGTGAATTTGAGAATGCCATTGGGCTGTCACAAGGCACGTTTACGAATACGCCAAGCGGGATTCAAACTGCTACGGAAGTCGTTTCAAACAATTCAATGACCTATCAGACACGTTCGAGTTACCTAACACAGGTTGAAAAGCAACTCAGCAACCTAGTCATCGCAGTTCTGGAATTGGCAGAGTGTGGTGGGCTGTTTAGTGATGGCAACGCACGCTTTACTGGTGATCCCGAACAGCAAGACATTAACGTTGACTTTGCTGATGGCGTCTTTACCGACAGAAATACGCAATTCGATCAAGACAGCAAGGCAGTTTCTTTGGGTATTATGCCTAAGAAGCGATTCTTGATGCGTAATTTTGACTTGGACGAAGGGCAAGCCGATGAGTGGCTGTCAGAATTGAAAGATGAGCAACCCGAGATGTCATTTAATTCCTTCGAGGGCAATAGCGGTCCTGAAGGTGATGGAGCTGATTAGTTATGGGAGCACGCGAGCGATTCGAACAGGCGGCTGATTACATCAACAGTCTTTATTCTGGGCTGGAAGATAGCATCTTTAAGCTGATTATCAACGCTTTAAAAGATGGCGACTATCAGCATGTGGATCAGTCTGATGTGGTCATGTGGCAGGCACAGCAACTGCAGAAGATTGGCAGACTTAATCAAGATGCAGTTAAGCTCATGGCACAGGTCGACGGCTTAAGCGAAGATGCTGTTAAGGATCTGATTAAGTTTCATGGCATGCAGATTATCAATGAAGTCGATGGTCAGCTGGAGCGAGCTACCAAGCAAAGCCAACCGCTGTCTGCTGATGTAACCAACAAGCTGGATGCACTGGCGGACCAGACTTGGACTGACCTGCAGAACAACGTCAACGAATCACTGGTAACACGGAACTACCAACAATCGGCCATCACCAAAGCCTATCGACAAATCTTAACCGAGTCAACGATGGCTACTGTATCTGGTGCGACCAGTCATGAAGATGCCGTTAAGCACGCGCTTTATAAAGTAGTCGATCAAGGGCTGCCAACACGCTTAGTTGATAAGGCTGGGCATAACTGGAGCATTGATGGCTATACGCGCATGGTAACCACGACAACGGTCAATCGTACTTATAACGATCTGCGCCTGCAGCGGATGCAAGACTTTGACATGCATCTGGCATTAATGAGCAGTCATCCCAACAGTCGGCCGGCTTGTGCATGGATCCAAGGACATGTGGTTAATCTAGTACCGCCAGAAAGCGATGACTACGATCCCAAGTACGACAGTATCTACAATCATGATTATGGCAAGCCGTCAGGAACATTGGGCATCAACTGCCGGCATATCCTGTTTCCCTATGTACCAGGTATGAATACTAATCATCAGCCACAGTACGATCCCAAAGAGGCAATCAAGAATGGCAAGCTGGTACAAGGACAGCGTGCACGAGAACGGGCTATCAGGGATGCCAAAAAACGGTTGAAGGCAGCCGAAGAACTCGGTGATGCTGAAATGGTCAGCCGCACCAAAACGCTGATCAGAGCGCGCCAAGCAAAGCTACGGGACTATATTAAAGAAACCAACGCCGGTCATAAGGTGCCAATTCTAACGCGGGACTATGACAGAGAAAAAGCAATCTTTTAGGTAATGCATTAGAAATTGTTGATTTTACGACCTGGACACGTCGTTAAACTGTCCTTTTTGTATGCAATCAATTCTCGCGGCTCGTAACCGCGTCAATAACTAACGATAAGGAGAGATCGCAATGAAACGTGAATTCTTAAAAGACCTTGGTTTGTCTGATGATCAGATCAACTCAATCATGTCTGCACACGGAAAGGACGTTAACGGCTTAAACGAACAGATCAACTCTTTGACGGCCGAAAAGAATGGTCTGCAGAGTCAACTGAATGACCGTGACGAACAGCTGAAAGGCTTAAAGTCGCAAGTGAAAGACAGCGATGAGCTGACGGCTAAGATTAATGAGCTGGAAAAGTCAAATAAGGCTGCTAAGGAAAAGTATGCTGCTGATTTATTGGCTCAGCAAAAGTCATTTTTGATCGACAAGGCGCTGACTTCGGCTGGGGCTCATAACAACAAGGCAGTCAGTGCTCTGCTTAACCTTGATGACGTCACGGTTAAAGATGGGGCACTGGACGGCTTAGACAAGCAGCTTGAAGCTATCAAGGAATCTGATGGCTATCTGTTTAAGCAGTCCGAAGAACCTAAGCCACAGCCAAAGAGTGGTGTACAGATCACTGGTGGCCAACCTAAGCCAAATACTGGTGCCAAAATCGACTTTGCTCACGCCAGCTATCAGGAAATCAAGGCCTTTAAAGAAGAACATCCCCAAGAATATGCTGATTTAACTAATGAATAGGAGGAATTAACTAATGGCTAATTTAACTACTATGCTTGCTCAAATGATTGACCCCGAAGTAATGGGGCAAATGCTGCAAGCTCAACTGCCACAAGCAGTACGTTTTACTTCGATTGCACCAATTGACACCACGTTGCAAGGCCAAGCCGGTGACACGATTACCCTACCACGTTACAAGTACATTGGTGATGCGCAAGACGTTGCCGAAGGTGGGGCAATTCAATACAACCAACTGACGACTACGACCCAAAAGGTAACGCTGAAGAAGGCCGGTATCGGGGTTGAACTGACTGACGAAGCTGTTTTGTCTGGTTATGGCGATCCGGCTGGTGAGGCAACCCGCCAAATTGGTCTGTCGATTGCATCAAAGGTCGACAATGACATTCTGACAGAAGCTAAGAAAGCAACTCTGGTTGTTAACCATGCTATTGATCTGGATCTGCCAGACCAAATCTCTGCGCAACTGATTGACAACACTTCTGACTTCAACTACGAAAGCGACGACACTCAAACCGGTGTGCTGTTCTTGAATCCTAAGGATGCAAATGCACTGCGTAAGCTTGCTGCTGACAACTGGACGCGAGCAACTGATCTGGGCGACAACATTCTGGTCAATGGTTCGTTTGGTGAACTGTTCGGTTGGCAGATCGTGCGTACGCGTAAGCTGGCACAAGGCTACGGCTTGGCTGTACTGCCAGGTGCCATGAAGACGTACCTGAAGCGTGGCGTCAACTTGGAAACCGATCGTGATATCGACCACAAGTTGACTAAGGTCAACGCTGACGAAATCTATGCCGTTGCTATTGTCAATGATGCCAAGATTGTTCAAATCAAGCCGGCATCAGCATCCGGCACGCCAGACCATTAAGGGGATGATTTGAGATGGCTTATCTGAGCTTTGCTGACTACAAAGGAGCAGTGAGTGACGAGGCCGAGTTTACTCGATTGGAAGCTCAGGCAGAGACAGTGATTAACAACGCAACCCGTGATTTTTATCGTTATAACGATCTATCCGCTGACCCAGATGAGTTCCGTGTTGCTGACTTCAAACAGGCTGTCAAAGAGCAGGTCGATTACTATGCTTTTGCGCAAGCTACTAAGTCTTATGAGATCCAACAGGGCAACTATAAAGCCGTCTCAATCGGTCGCTTATCACTGACACCGAGCGACACTAACGCTAGTGATAGTGTGATGCCAAACGGCTTATGTCGAGAGAGCTATGAGCTGTTGGCTAAGCACGGCTTACTGTTTAGAGGGGAATGGTGATGCTTATGCTGCCTAAAATCCCGTTAAAGCTATGTAACCAGTCCGTCACGCTCCATATGGCAACTGGTGATGAAGATGACTACGGCAAGCCTAAAACGGTCGACATGGAGATCAGCTACGTTATAGTGCAACCACAGACGATTTATAGTGGATCAAACAACGACAGGACGATCACAGCGAATGCGATCGTCTTTTTGTTTGCGGGTATTTCATCGCCAATGCCTAAATTGACACCAGACTGTATTGGCTGGCATGTTACGTTTGAAGGCCACGACTATACGATCACTAATTTAGTTGACAATCGTGATCCATACGGCAATGATGTGTACTCCTATGAATTGGAGGTGTTGTAATGGGCGTTCGTATTAAAATCGAAGGCAATCTGCCTGGAGAATTGCTCAGCAAGCAGGCAATCGCTAAAGGTCAGTATGCACTGGCCAATCAAGCAATGGCTGACATGGATCAGTTTGTACCGTATTCGGTTAAGAATCACGTTCACCTGGCTAATACTGCTGCTATCTCTGATGATGGGAAGCACATCACCTACACGACGCCTTATGCCAGAGCCCAGTTCTACGGCATGATAACGGACCGCAATGGCCGTCAGCATCCAATCGTGAACTACACGCGCTCTGAGCATCCTCAAGCAACCAAACGCTGGGATCTTAAAGCTAAGTCGTTGTATATGGGCTCATGGGAAAAGATTGTTGCGCAGACATTGCTGGGAGATGATACTCATGGATCTTAAGGAACGGCTTAAAGACAAGATCAACTCATATGGCTTGCCAGTCAAATGCCTGCCAGGCTACTTAGATGGCAGGCATGATCCGGAGCTGCGCTTGCAAATGTTGCCAGGATCGACCGTAGTCGACATGGACTATGCAGGCAATAAGACCGAGCAGTATCTGATGGAATGTATGATGCGCGGCAATGACGAGAGCGCGATCAATACTGTACTATGGACGATTGCCGATAAACTTGGCGATAGTAGTTTCATCGTTGATAGTGCCGATGACAGCTTTGTCTATAACGGGCTAACAATAGCATCAATGCCGCATCCAATCATGGCAGATACGACTGGCGCTGTTACTTATGCAATGGATTTTAAAATTACAGTAGATACTTTTAGTAAGTAAGAAAGGATGATTGATTATGGCAGATACTGCACCTGCATCTATCGGTGGCTACAAGCTTAACCACACTAACAAATTGGAAATCTGCACCAATGACATTAAAGACGTATCCAAAGTCAGCGATCCAACAACTACTTGGGCACAGTTGGCAAAGGGCATCAACAACATTACCTTTGCCGAAAATGATACGACGGCCAACGACGAATACTACGATGGCGAAGGATTTGGCCAGTCTGATGTTACTTCTAAGCGGATTCAACTAACGATCGCCGGGCACCGTGCATATGGCGACCCAGCACAAGACTATGTAGCCGGTAAGCAGTACGCGCTGGGGGATGATCTGAAGACCCTGCTGCGCTTCACCTACTCTGACGGTACTCAACTGTATGGCGTAGTTACGCTGACTAATATCGTCGCAACTGGTGGCCAACCTGGTGCCAAGCAGACGTTTAGCTTTGTAGCAGTCTTCAACGGCAAGCCACAGAAGGGCACGTCTACGACTACTACTGATCAAGCCAGCCATTAGTCAAGCAAACAGAGACGAGCAACGTGAGACGTTAGGAGGATAAAATGACAGCTATCAATTTTAACTTAGACAAAGCAATTGCTAAGGCTGACACAAAAACGGTCCGCATCGGTGGCAAAGATCATGAACTGGTCTTTAACGACGAGATGCGCAACAAGCTTGAGGAACTGCAGATCGTCGTATATAGCGAGGCGCAGGCGTTTGATGACAACCGTGATGCTTTTATCAACGACTACACGGTTGACGACCGCAAGCGCACACTTAAAGACGTGTCTAAGGCGCAACGTGACAACTTGATCAAGGGCATGGACGACTTGTTAGGTGCCGGCGAAGGCCAACGGCTATACGACTACTACGGTCACAGTTTTACTAAACTGTCAGCGGTCTTGGCTGAGCTAGTTAAGATCCAAGACGCCGAAGACAAGATCAAGAGCGACGACCATAAGCATCAAGCCAAGCGTCAACGGTATACGCATAAGCGAGGCTGATCATGCTGTCCTTGTGTGATCCGTTGCATGAGGCCTACGAGTATCGTGGGGTTGAGTACCCTATCGACCTGACGTTTGACAATGTTTTGCGGTTTTACCAGTTGCTTGACGATAAAGAGTTTAACAACGAGGAAATCGTGGCAACGGCCTTTGAGATGTTTTTCGACATGAAGACTAAGGATACCGAGTTTGTCTTAGCAGCCTTCAAAGATATCAGCGACTACATATCGCATGAACCGTACGGCAACGATGGCGGGGATGAGACCGTTAGTAGTCCAATCAAGTACTACTCTTTTACCCAAGACGCCGGTGCCATCTATGCAAGTTTCATGGAGCAGTACGGCATGGATTTAGTCGATCAGGAAGGTAAGCTCCACTGGGACAAGTTTAAGGCGCTTTTCGCCGGTCTCGGGCCTAAGACTTACTTCCAGCGCATTGTCCAGATACGCATGAAAGATACGTCGAAATTGGAAGGCCAGGAGCTAACGGATACTCTGCAGGCTCAGAACTACTATGAACTCGATGAAAACAAAACTGAGGCATCACGACAGGCACAGATGGACAGTGTGTTCGCGATGCTAAAAGCTAATGCCGAATAGAGAGGAGGGATAGCGTGGCAGATGGACGCATTGACATTGACGTTATCGTCAACGATCAAGCCACCGAGAGTGCTAAAAAGATCGATGAGATGCTTAAGGGCCTTGGTGATGATGCCGGCGATCAAGCATCGAAATCAATCAAAGACAACATGGACCAGGCGGTTAAGACTACCGACGAGGCTCATGATAGCATGCAGCAGACGATGGATAAGCCAATCAAGCCTAAAGTGGACGATGACGAGGCTAACGACAAGTTAAAACGGTTTAGCGGTAACGTTAAGGATATTCCCAAGTCAACTAAGACAGTCCTCAAGTCTGAGGCGGAAAAACAGGGTATCGACAACTTTAACGTGCTACTAAAAGCTCTGCCTAAAGAACAACTGACCAAGTTAGTCGCTAAGGCCGAAAAAGGTGAGGCTATCGACTACGAGACACTGATCAAAAAGCTGCCGGCCAGCGTTGTTACCAAGCTTGATCTTAACGACAACGCATCGCCTAAGCTTAGACAGGTGCAAGCACAGGCTCAGCAGACCGGCGAGCAGTTTACATCGCTAAAAGAGATCATCAAAGGCACGTTTGTCGGTAGCCTGCTATCCAATGGCGTTGGCATGATCACCGGCTATCTTAAAGATATGACTGGTGAGGCGTTAGAGGCGTCTGACGCGATGGACAAGTTTAAGTCGACCATGCAGCTTGGTGGCTATGGTTCAGAGGAGATCAAACGCTCTGCCAAAGAGGTTAAGGACTATGCCAATGAAACGGTGTATGACCTGGGCGACATCTCTAGCACGACTGCCAAGTTGGCATCTAACGGTATCAAGAACTACATGGGACTGACAGAGGCGGCCGGTAATCTTAATGCACAGGCCGGTGGTACGGCTGAAACCTTTAAATCGGTTGCTATGGTTATGACTCAGACTGCCGGTGCCGGCAAGCTGACGACCGAAAACTGGAATCAGTTAGAAGACGCGATTCCTGGTGCATCTGGTGTGCTCCAGAAAGCCATGAAAGACAACGCTGCCTATACTGGCAACTTCAGAGATGCAATGGCAGCAGGCCAAATCACATCTGATGAATTCTTTAAAGCTGTCGAGAAACTTGGCACGACTAAAGGTGCTGAAAAAGCAGCTAAGTCCACTGAGACGTTTGAAGGTGCCATTGGTAACCTACACGCGCAAGTGATTCAGGGCCTTGACGACACGATTGACAAGATGGGTAAAAAGCGCATCACTAACATGATCAACGCGACTACCGATGCTGTTACCGTGCTGACAACTGGTGTGCTTAAGATGTTCGACATGATCGTGGAACACAAACAGATTGCAATCACCTTAGGCGCGATCTTGACCAGTGTTTTTGCTACGCGTAAGGTCCTCGACTTTATCTCAGTTTTAGGTAGTGCTAAGAGAGCAATGCTTGAGTTTGGTGTTGCATCTAAGGCGGCAGAAGGATTTAGTTTGCCTGCCGGCGGTGGCACCTTGACAGGCACTGCCGGTTTAGGGATGCGTGCGGTTAGAGCGGTTGGTGTTGCAGCGCCTGTTGGCTTTGCAGCGTATGGTGCCGGTGATGCTATCGTCAATGGTCGTGATACTGGGTCTAAAGCCGGTGGTGCGACCGGATCAGTTGCCGGTGCGACTGGTGGTGCTCTGATTGGTCGGCTTGCCGGCGGTGCACTTGGCTCAATCGGTGGGCCAGTTGGTGTTGCAATCGGTCAGTCAATCGGTCAGACACTTGGTGGCGCAGCCGGAACTAAGATCGGCAAAGAAATCGGCGAATCGGTTGGGCACAACATCGAGGAGCACTTCAAAGGCCATCCGGTGGAAGTTCACACTAAGCTCAAAGTTGATAAAGAAACGAATGATTTTGCGAAGATCACAACGCCTACTGCCAATAAGATTACTCAAACAGTGCTGCGCATGGATGTTGACTCGCAGAGCATCGCTAAAGCTAAAGCCAAAACCGATGCCTACTATAACGAGCTTAACCAGAAAGTAGACAACTACTACAAAAACAAAGAAACCAAAGCACAGGCAGATTTGCAGAAGCTGGTTAAGAATGGTGCCATGTCACAGGCAGACGCCGATAAACGGATTGCTAATCTACAGAAGTCTGATCAGAAGGCTGCCAGTGCACGCAAGGCGTCATATGCTCAGATGCAAAAAGACACCAATGCCTACTATGATCAAGTGCAAAAGATCGAAAGCAACGGTACCAACAAGCTCTACCAGTTAGCTCAAAAATACGGCGCCAACTCTAAACAGGTTGAAAAGGAACGTGAAAAGGAGCTGCGTAAAGCACGGCAAAGCTACATCGCTCAGGAGTACAAAGATCAAGTAGCTGCCAACTCAAAGATCTCTAAGTATGTACAGCAAGGCGCTAATACTCAGAAGAAAATCTATGAGAAACTGATCAAGGATAAGGGCAAGCTTGACACGCAAGATCTTAAGGCTACACAGAAGTCTGCAGATAAAAAGTATCGCGCAGCAGTTGGGCCAGCCAAGAAAACGCGTAATGAAGTCGTCAAGAGCGCAAACAGTCAGTATAAGGAAACCGTTAAGGCAGCTGAAAAAGAATACAAAGAGCATCATACGATTTCTAAGAAAAAGTATGAAGAAATTGTCAGGAATGCGAAGAAACAGCGCGACGGGGATGTAGATGCGGCTAACGATGAGTATCGCAAGACAACCAAAAAAGCGCGCGATCAGCATACAAAAGTGACTAATGAAATCAACAAGCAGAAAGAAGAAGTCATTAATGCGGCTAATGCGCAAGCTACTGGTCATGCAAGTGCAGCGGCCAACGAAGAGTCACAGACCAATTCTCATTATGCGGAAGGTTCTAAAAAGACTGCATCGATCTGGAATAAGCTTGGCAAACACATTAACAAGGTCTTGAAGGTCTTTGAAGCCAGCCAGACAGTGCCGATGATTCCGGAGGCTTACGCCACTGGTACAGGCGCTTTACCAACCAGTCAATTAGCTCTGGTCGGTGAAGAAGGCTTTGAACTGGCACATACGCCACGCGGTTATGAGCTGCTTGGTGCTGGTGGTCCAGAGTTAAGATTTTTGGACGCGGGTACGTCAATCCTCACTCACGAGCAGTCTAAAGCAGCGATTGCCATGAACGGTGGTAAAATCCCTGGCTATGCTAAAGGTACGGGTGCGAAAATTGAAGACTTCATCGATAATGTTGGCAACAAGCTTGGGGATGCATTTGATTTAGTTGGCAAATCAGCTAGTGAAATTTGGGAAACAATAAAAAAGAGTACTGGTATTGATAAAATGCTGAATGCGCTTGAACATCCCTATTTTACTTATGATCGTGGTAATGGTTCTATACACTTAGCAGCCAATGCGGTTGGTGATTTCATCAAGAAAATGGCAGATAAGTTTATGGAAAAAATTGGCGGCTCTGGAGTTAGTGATAGTTTGGTTAAAGCCGCCGCGTCGATGATGCATACTGAAGTTAGTGGTGGCGATGTATCACATATTTTAAATGTTATTAAGCATGAATCTGGTGGTAGAGCAAATGCCATCAACTTATGGGATTCAAATGCTCAGAAAGGAACACCATCTAAAGGTATTCTGCAATTTATAGATTCAACATTTATGAAATATGCAATGCCTGGTCATACCAACATTTGGAACCCGCTTGACCAACTGCTCGCAATGTTTAACGACACAAGTTGGCGTTCCGACTTAACATTAGGTGGTTGGGGCCCAGTTGGTGGGCGACGTTTCGCTGATGGCGGATGGGCATTTGAGCCGGCAATCTTTGGTGAAGCGCCTGGTCAGCCGGAAGTAGCAATCAATCCGCGTCGCGATACTGCTGACGGCTTGATTGCTGAGGCTATCCAAGCAAGGGCTAAGGTCAACCCTAATGGCATTGCTGGCAAGCTCAGCCAACTGATCAACAACACTAAATCAGCTGCTAACAGTATGATGCCGGTGTTTGCTACCAGCAACGGCGGACATGCAAGTCAGTCAGCAAGTGCTAATGGCAGAGTCGACATGAGCGGTGATGTGACGATTTCGGTACAGCTAGACAGCAACACGATTGCGCGTACTACCTATCCAAAGATTAAGGCGATCAAAGCACAAGAGATTATCGTTCGTGGCAATGGCGGTGCAATTCCAGTAGGCAATGCGATGCCAGTAGGAGGTGGATTCTAATGTCAACAATCATCATTCAGCGCCTTGATGGTACTAAATACGATCTGGATGCATTAGGTTTTCGAGTTAAGCAGTTTAACATTCCACTTAACAACTACTCATATGCATATCAGCAGATTGGCAAGTATGGATCTACACGGACGGATAGTTATCAGCAATATCTGGTAATTCCATTGATTCTGACAATCACTGCCGAAGACATCAATGACTATAATCTGCAACTTTTTGAACTACGCCGAATTATGCGTTCCGATGAGGATTTTTACGTCATTAACTCTGTCATGCCGTATATGAGATGGAAATGCCGTGCAGAGGCTGTTACACCAACTCAGAATGGCAATTTTTGGCGCAGTGCGGACGTAACGATTAACCTAGACTGCGCAGATGGGTATGCTGAGTCGGTGACCACTACGCTTGATTGGAATACTGAAAAATGGGGCTTCGGCCAGAACATACCGGACAAGGATATCAGCTTTGAGTTTAGCTCTAACGATTTTGTTTTCCATAATCTGGGGCTGATACCCTTAACAGCGGACGAGCGACCGGCAAAAATCATCTTTAACGGTGACGCGCCTAATGGCTTTACGATCACCAACAAGACGACTGGCCAGTCTTTCAAGTTAACTCGGGGAGTGAACCGGTCTGACACCGTCATCATCAACGGCATCATGCCACTGGTCAACGGCGAGCAGGCTTATAAAGACAGCAATCATGGATATCTGGATTTTGCGATTGGTGAAAACCAAATCCATATCGATGGTGCCAGCAATTTTGACGTCAAGTTTGATACGAGATTCTATTACTAGGAGGAGGGATGCTAATGATTAAACTGCCAATCACCAGTTATAGTGGCGATCAGTCAGTATTGCTGGCATATAACGTAGCAGTCACTAAGACGATCAATAGCTATCCGACTCTGTCATTCGTATTTAATGCAATTGGCCAGAACTTGGTAGCAGAAGATATGCTTGGCCCTAGAACGCTGTTTACCACGCCTGATGGCCAGCAATATCGGCTGACAACTTCTAATCCTGTGCCCAACTCAGAATTTCGGGTATATACCGTGTCAGCTACACATGTTGGCCATGATCTGCATGACAGTTACATTATGAATACATTAAGTGGCGTCCAGTCATTGAGAGCATGTCTCGACCTAATGACTCAAGGGACGCCTTTTAAGTATCAGATTGATGGCAACTTTAATGATCATGATTTCGGTACAGGCACGATTGGCGGTGGCCATGGGGATGACGTTCTATCAGCAATTGCACAAGCATGGGCCTGTGAATATTGGTTTGACAACTATACCGTGCATATTGCAAAAACAATCGGCAGTCAGGACGCTTTCACTTTTGTTGATCGCGTCAATGCTAACTACATTAGTTGGAATGAAGACTACTCTAGCTTCTACACAGCAATTCACGGTTTTGGCAAGCAGATAGAACAGACTACAACCGTTGATAATGGGAGTTCATCTTCTGGTGGTGGTGCGCAAGAAGTCATCAACTTTGCCAAACAATATGCGGGCACGCCATATGTTTGGGGTGGCAATACGCCCAGTGGCTGGGATTGTTCTGGCTTTGTGTCTTATGTTTACAACCACTTCGGCATCGCGATGCATCAGCCGACCACCTACGAAGAATATCAAGGGACGGTTGTTGGCCCGCCATATCAGACCGGCGACATGCTGTTCTGGGGCGGACGTGGCAGTACCTATCACGTTGCATTAGCACTCGATGCCAATACTTTGGAAATGGCTGCCAATCCAGAACGAGGCACCGTTGTACAGGCAATCAGTGCTTGGCAGCCAAATTTTGGCGTCCGTAATGACAAGATGGCTACACTTGTAGCGCAGTCAAGCGGTTCTGATGATTCCACGACTACCACGTCTACGATATATAGTTGCCAGGCTGCCTACATTAGCCCGCTCGCAGATAAAAGCGGTATTGGCAAGATCTGGCAGGATCCATATACCAGCGACACAATCACTGACGAAAATCAGCTTAAGACGGCACTTAAAGGGCAGCTGCATGATTATCCAGACGTGCAGTACTCAATGAGCTGGGTGACGTTTAGAAACAACAGTCAGATCACAAACAACATTGACATTGGCAATAATGGCTGGCTAAGAGATCGGCACGGGCTGGATGTCAATGTGCGGATCCAAAGCTATACCAGGTATTTGGATGATCGCTCAGGTAATAATGACGCCATTACGTTTGGTAATAAGATCTTTGACTCAACGACTTGGGAAGTACGTCAGAATCAATCACAAGACCGCTCCAGATTGATTGCTGAACTGCAGAAAAGTAGCGGTAGTGATGTCCGCAATGACAGCACGGTAACGATGACGGATGCACAGATGCAGAAGATTAAGCAAGTGACGATTGGGGGCGACAGTACATGACGATGGCTAATGTGATTGATATCTCTGAATATCAAGATCCAGCTAAGTTTGACTATCAATCCGCTAAGTCCAATGGCATTAAGGCAGTTATCATCCGCCTGTCTGTCGGCAACCGCAGAGATAATCATGCTGCTGAACATATCGCCAACTGTAAAAAGTATGGGCTTAAATGGCATGGCTATCACTACTGGTATAACTTGAGCGGTGAAGCAACGTTCGCGGTTTCAGATGCGCAAAGTCTTGGATTGACATCAAGCCAGTACTTTTTCTTGGATATGGAGGATAAATCATTATCCAGCGACTGGTCGGTACAGTTTGAGTCTTTCAGATCAGCAGTTGGTAGCAAGTATAAGATTGGCTTGTACTGCTCGGATAGTCCATATAAGAGCCACTTTGACAATGCCAAAATAGTCAGTGAAGGTGTTTATCGATGGATTGCAGCGTACAGCTATGAACCGGCTAACTATGATATTTGGCAGATGAGTGGCGAAGGATCTGGTGGTTTTGGGTCATATGCTGGGGATGTTGATCGTGACTACGATAAGGCTGGCAATCTCTTAAAGGAAGAGACACAGCCAATCACGCCATCTACTACACCCTTGTATCGTCAAATCATAGGTGAGGCCGGATATGATACGGATTCAGGAATCTATGGGCTTGGTCGTTCCTGTGATAATGGCAAGACTTTCCATGTTATGGATACGGTCTATGGTCGGATCTATCGTCAGCAAGATGGCGATAGTATCTGGCCTTTTTTAAAGCCAAAAGTCGGTACGATCAAAGGCGAGAAAGGTGATGCCGGAGCTGATGGCAAGTCGGCGTACGAAGTTGCCGTAGCCAATGGCTACACCGGTACACAGGCACAATGGCTTGCGTCATTGAAAGGTGCAGATGGTGCACCTGGCAAAGACGGTTCCAATGGTAAGGATGGTCAGACTTGGCAACCATATATAGCCGATGATGGGTACTGGCACATCAAAATGATTAACGACACAGCTACACAGTCGATTGTTGGCGTATTAACCAGCGGTGATGCAGATATCTTAACGGTCAATGATAGTTATCGAGTAAATGGAACAATCAGCAATGTTCCTACTGCTGAAGGCTTGTTGACTGTACGTACGAGCGGGACGGAAGTATGGCAGACGTATATCGACAGTGCGACTGCCGACTGCTACACCCGTACGCGTCACAATGGCACGTGGTCTAAGTGGCGCTGGACAACACAATGGCCTAACAGTTAGGAGGTGAGTAGGTGGCAACAACAGAAGATATTAATTTAGGCGTACTAGCGCGTGGTCCGCAGGGGCCGAAAGGTGAGACCGGAGCAACCGGTGCACGAGGCCCACAAGGCAATGCCGGCCCAACAGGTCCGCAAGGTGCTACTGGTCCGCAGGGGCCAACGGGAGCAAACATCATCAAGTACAACGGTGATATATCAGGCAATGGTGCCAGTGGTCAAACGGCTACCTTTGCTCGCTCAAACCTACAGCCTAGCGACATTGCTAAAGTTGGCGACATCGTGTTTGACCAGTACCCCAACGGCAATGGCGTTGACATTGGTTTCTGGCGTATCACTTCGCTCAGCTCAACAAGCTGTACGGTTACCGGTCTGTCGTCTGGATTCACCATACCCAAAGGCAATAAGGGCGATACTGGAGCGCAAGGCCCACAAGGCGTGCAAGGTCCGCAAGGCAAGCAGGGCATTCAAGGTGTTCAAGGACCACAGGGACCAAAAGGTGAGACTGGTGCTACTGGTCCGGCTGGGCCAAGTAATGCTGATACGCTTAAAGACTTAGGCAACTACACCGCAACGGCATCCGGTACGACTAACAACTCGACGTACTCTGGTCTGCCACGCACAAGTGGTGTATCAATGTCACAGGTCTACAACAACGGTTATCCGGTGCCATACGGCAACGTGCTTAACGTAGCCGGAACAGGTGCTGGACAACTGCTGCTTGGTTGGTCTGGTACCAGCAGCGCTAATGAACATCTCTACTATCGCAGTCACCGTGATAACGACTTTGGCGGTTGGAGCACGTGGGATAGGATCGCATACGTTAGCGACCTAACCTGGTCGAACATCTCAGGTAAACCTAATGTGGCTACTAAGTCCGACCTGACGTGGGTTAACATCTCGGGTAAGCCAAGCATACCTAGCACGTTTAACGGCACGATTACTGATACGTCAACCGATTTTAACAACTTAGTCACGGAAGGCCACTATGACATACGATTCTCGCCAAGCACTCAAGGCAAGAATGGTCCAAAAGATGGTAACTGGGGCTTGCTTGATGTCAAAGCAGCTGGCCGTATGATCGTACAGACATACTACGGTGATGATAATGCCAATGTCTACGTACGCAATCGTCGTGATGGTACGACGTGGACAGCTTGGCGCAGTGTAACGTTCTGGCCACGCAGTTAAGGGAGGTGAGATGTTGGCAGATACAACAACGACCGATATTAATCTGGGAGTCCTTGCTAAAGGTCCAAAAGGTGATACTGGTGCTACTGGCCCACAGGGGCCACAAGGTCCAAAAGGTGATACCGGTGCTACTGGCCCGCAAGGCGAGCGCGGCCCACAAGGTATTCAAGGTCCACAAGGTAAGTCATTTAGCATAAAAAAGACGTATGCTTCTGTTGCATTGCTTAACGCCAATGGGCCAAGCGACCTTAGTGAAGGCGATTTTGCGATGATCAGTTCATCGGTTGGCGATGCAGATAATGCCAAGCTTTATGTCTGGACCGGTGGTAAAGCATCGCTGGTCACCGATATGTCCGGTGCTCAGGGTATTCAAGGTCCACAGGGCAAACAAGGCGTACAAGGCGTGCAGGGACCGCAAGGAATTCAAGGTGATCAAGGTGCTAAGGGTGATACCGGTCTAAGCGGTCTAAGCTATAAGCCGTATATAGCCAGTGACGGGTACTGGCACATGACTGTTGAGAACCCCAATGGCACTATTACAGATCCATTTGCAGTAACCATCGTGCAGTCTGGTACGTATGATGGCTTGACTACATCTGGTTACTATGAGATTCGCACTAGCAGTGTAACTAGTGGCCCAAGCACTGAAACAGGCGTGCTGAAGGTGATTGATGCTAATGGAAGGATCATCACGCAAACCATGCATACAGTATCTGATGCTGTGTATATCCGCAACAAGCACAATGGCGCCTGGACTGCTTGGCGCAATGTAACGTTCTGGCCGAAAGAAGGATGATCTTTGATGGATTTAATTGGCTATACGACAAGCAGTATCGCTGCTGTATACCAAAAGATTGCCTACCTATATCAGCTGGAAATAGAAGTTAATGATGACTATGAGCTTAGTGTTCCAACGCTGACTGTAGAAGAGTGTCATGAAACTGCGCTTAATCGCAATGTCAGACTATGGATGTTTCGAGCGTTAAAGTGCATGGCCCATGACATCAACAATCTGGTTACGCTATACAACAAGCAGCAGCTGATTGATTGGGATGCTGATGGTGAGCCGTTGACGTCGCCATATAGCGTGGTCATGCCAACGTCGTTAGCTTTCAGCGAGGTCAAGACTGTTTTAGATGATGACTTTAAACGAGCACTTGAGCTGCTAGGACAGCTTGAACGCTATGCAAATGATATGAAAGGAGACTGATTATGGCAGACACTAATACGCGTGTTGTCCTAGACTTGGTGCGCGATGCACAATCCAATTATGGATCGATTGTAGACTTGACGCCGTATTTCCAAGGTCGTATTGGCGACAGCCAAGCACCGATGCCTTTGGCGCTGAAAATGGACGGACGACCATTCGACATGACGGGATATGGTTTCCAAGTCGAAGCAACCGACAGTCAGGGCAAGGCATTTGTAATGTCAAACTGTGCAAAAGAAGTTGCACAGTCGGACCGTTTTAAACGAGGCTTTTTCACTGTAATCTGGGCAGCAGAAATGTTTCAGAATCCAGGTGCGATGAAAGGCGCTTTTGTTGTAACTAAACCAGAAACTGGCGAAAAGATTTCTACTCTAGACTTCAATCTCAACGTACTTGACCAAGCCGTTAGTTTGAATACGCTGCATGACAGCTACAGTAACAGGCTCGAAGATATCATCAATGACTTAAAGTCAAAAGCTGATGAAATGGTCAATGGTACATCCATTGCAACGTTAACTGCACAACTTAAGTCTGCTCAGTCAGCATTGGAGACAGCAACGAGTCTGATCAACACAAAGGGCATCCCAACAACGGTTGATATGCAGAATTATGTAAAAGGCTATATGGTGGCTCAGAATACTGGCAACGATCTCAACACGTTGACCACGCCTGGTATGAGCTACTATATAACGACGACTTCTGCTGGCAATCTGCCAAATAGCAAGTTGGGATTGCTTAGCATTCACGGCAATGCATCACACTTGCTGCAGGTTTTCACGGACGCTGACCAGAACGCTTTTGTGCGTGGATATGAAAACAATGCTTGGTCTAAGTGGCGTCAAGTAACATTCTGGCCAAAGGAGGCATAAATATGATTACGTTTGTAAATATTTCGGGGGGGGGGTAACTTAACCCCATCTGTTAGCTTAGTTACCGTCTCAGTGGAAGGCGGTGACCAGTAATGGTTCAAACAATCAAGAATGGACAAGAAGATTGGTTAACGACGCTTAATGCCGGTTTAAATCAAATTGGTGATAAGGTATCGTCAACTAAAGTATCTGGTACGATGATTAATGGGTGCAGCGGGCTTGTCGATTGCACGAAGTACACTATCGGGGGCCGGGCTCTCAATGTAACGCAAGGATCATTTCAAATTGGTGCTGAGTTAAGCACAAGTACGAGGTCAATTGATTTCGCTAAACTTGCTACTGATGTTGATGCTGGGGCTGGGTTCGCATACTCAAATACTACCAACTGGGCGGTTATGGGTACTGTGTCAGTAAATAATGGGACACTAAAGTTAACCATTAGCAATGGCGATGCTAGCACAATCACCAAAAGCACATGGTTTAATTTCCTTATGATTCGAGCTTATTAGGTTAATACCAGTCTTCTTGTCCGGAAAGGACTTAATATGAACGAACAAATTTTCGTGGGGGGGGGGCGCAGCTGCGCTCCTGATTAGCAATAGTGGCACTGCCAAGATTGGAGGTGCCTACTAATGTCAATCAAATTAATCAACAACGGACAAGAGGACTGGCTTAGCACTTTAAACAGTAATCTAAGTCAAATTGGCGATTTTACCGAGTGGTCAACGGCCGGGATCACGGCTCTAAACGGCTTGGGCAATGGTAAAAATCTGTGTTGGCGCAAAGCCACGCAGGTTGTTGGCAGTAAAAAGCGTGTGGTTATCGAGATTGCAGGGTACGTTACGATCCCCAGCAACATCGCGTCTAACCAGCACCTTGACATCATCCAGCTTGCCAGCAACATCTACGATCCTATCTCTACCTACTTCGTGCAGGCAGGCACGGTAGGTAGCAGTTCGGCTAGTGGCTTGGAATTCGACTCCACTACCGGTAAGATCTCCATCACCAATGGTTACAGCTTCGCGATCGGCAACTTTGGCTCATACATCAGTATGATTATTGCCGCGTAGCTAGCACGGCCAGTCCTTAGAAAGGACATAAAATGGCAATTTTAACAATTACCGCTGGCCAAGAGGACTGGCTTAAGACTTTAAACAACGACTTAAACGAACTCGCAAACCGTGATAGCGGTAGCTGGGTAAGCACAGGGCTAACCGGTATGAACGGCTATACTTTGAACGGATGCAACTATTTTTACGGCATGATCGGCGGACGGAAGTATCTGATGATCAACGGCAACGTATCGATCAGCTCTGGATCAATCGCTGGTCAATCCAGCCGCGAAGTGATCCAACTGCCAACTACAGTCAAAGGCTGTGGCATGAGAGTAACTGGTTGTGCATACGTACAAAACAGCGACAACGGCTATCGGTTACGGGTTGACTACAATGCAAACACTCATCGAGTGACGTTTACCAACGTTACAGGTGTTAACGTAACGTTTACGTCAATCGACTTTGGGCTCATCATGAGCGAATAAAGAAAGGAAGTAAAACATGGCGGATGAAAACGCAAAGCAAGTGCTCGTCTACACGTACGACATGACCGACCGTCTGCATCCCTTTACCGGCACGATCAGTGTCGCTGAAGGCACTGCACTAACGGACGGCCAGACGGACGTAGCACCTACCGACAACAACCAGTTTTTTAATGGCACAAAGTGGGTTGGCGGCGACCAGCTCGTCACAGCCTATCACTATGACGCCAACGGCTACTGGGACGGCTCAACGCTGATCCCGGAAGGCGCGCCATTGGAAGCGAACGAAACTACGGTCGTACCATATGATGCCAACGGCGCTGGTATGTATAAGCCTAAGTTTGACACCGCGCAGAACGTGTGGGTCGAAACCCTGACACAAGAAGAGATCGACGCGCTCAACAAGCCAGCTACGCCAGAGCCAGATGTGCAGGACCAACTCAACAAGCAGTTGATGGTTCGTATCGCTGGCTTGCAAACAAGTGTAGCCACACAGAGCAAGCTTAATGCCAACTTGATTAAGGACTTAACCGAGATCAAGAAAAAGCTGGCAACTGACACCACTACAACGAACGTTTAGGAGGGATAGATATGGCTAATGATTTTATGTTCGGCATCTACAAGAGCTACTACGAGATGAAGTTGTTTACTAAAGACGATTTGGATTTGTTTGTTGAAGTCGGTGACCTGAGCGCTGATCAAGAGAACCAAATCTTAGGCGTAGCTGCATCATCTGCTGCTGCAACTGATTCTGGGTCTGCTAATGCTGCTCAATCAGCTAACACGGATACCAGTCAAGCTTAAGAGCAAACAAAAAAGCCCACAGCATAATACTGTGAGCTAATAAAAAGGACGCCTATTAAGCGTCCTCAACCGGTTCGGCACGTGAGGAGCTACCTCAGCACCGTTTTGCGCACCGGCCTTCTAATCATCATGCCTATATTATATCACATCTTATTTATGATACAATGTTTATTGCGCACCGAGTGGGTAGCTCCCACTTAAGCTTGTGTGCATTAGGAGGTGACTCCTATGGGACATTGGTTCCTTCTGATCATCATCGTGCCTAGTAAGCACGTTAAAAAATTAATTAAGCGACTGCTCAGGTAGCACACTCGCCAGCGCTCATCGGTTGGGATACTGATAGGGCGCTTTTTGTTTGCGCAGATTTTGATAAGGAAGGAGGCAAATATGTGCATGTTGATTGGGACGAAGTAGCAAGTGTTTGTGGTGTAATTTCTGGAGTGATTGCTTTACTGGTTTGGGTTACTAAAACAACTTTTAAATCATTTCTGACACCAGTAACTCAAGAAATCCGCCGATTAACAGATAGTATGGGGATTTTAAATAATACTATCAATAAGCAGACGGATCGTCAGGAAGAGTTTAATCGTCGCCTAGAAAAACATTCAGAAGAATTAATTTCTCACGATGAAAGAATTAAGCATCTGGAGGATGATATAAGATGAAAGAAATTAACAATATTGTAGAATGGTTGATCCAGTCGGGAGCGCTCGTGGCGCTCTTTTCTTTTGCCTGGAAATATGTTAAGCCGTGGCTAGATGCTAAGCAGACCCACGCACAAACCGAGCAGGCTAAAGTAGCTTGGGGGTTGCTAGAACAAGTAGCTGACACTTCAGTTGCAGCGTTGGTTGGTCAGAATATGACTGGCAAAGATAAGTTTAACTTGGCAGTTAAGAATGTTCAGCAAGCAATGCAAAGCAATGGGTTTGAAGTTAATCAAGCAGCAGCGGAAAATGCGGTGCAATCTGCTTATGAACAGAGTTCACTGACGCCAACGGTTGTACCAGGCAATGATATTAAACCAGCACAAGGCTCAGTAGCGGCAATTAATCCTAAGGGGGTAAAGTAATGCGTAATTTGTTCATTGATGTTTCTAGCTATCAAGAAGACAGTGTTGAGTACTTCCAACGCGCTAAGGACCAAGGAGTTATGGGGGTCGTTGTTAAGCTGACCGAAGGTTCAGAAGACGGTTCTGCTTATGTAAATCCTCGTGCTGCAGTACAGATTCGCAATTCGCTTGCAGTAGGATTGCGGGTTAGCTGTTACCACTTTGCGCGTTATACGAGTGATGCAGATGCACAAAATGAAGCACGATTCTTCGTTAAGATTGCTAAGCAGTACGGTATGACGAGCGATACGCTGATGATTGATGACGCCGAAGTACATTCGGCAGCGGACTACAATTCAGCAACCACAGCTTTTTTGAATGAAGTTAAGGCATTGGGCTATGCTAGTGTTGGTCTGTACTCAATGAAGTCATTCTTCACTGGCGGAATTCTGAACAGTCATGGCTTTGGCAACGCTAAGATTTGGGAAGCGGGCTATGGCATTACTGACTTGGGTGTTGATAACGCTGCTGCATGGCAATGGACTGACAACGGATTAGGTATGAACGTCGACACGTCGTATGATTTTGACGGTGCCTTTACGATTGGCGCTTCAAATTCGGGCACAGTGCCAGAAGTATCAATTCCAGCACCACAACCAGTAGAACATGTTGGTCACCCAGCTACTGGTACTTATACGGTTCAGCCAGGCGATACTTTATCGGCGATTGCGGCTAAGTATGGCACGACGTACCAGATTTTGGCAGCAGTCAATGGTATTGGTGATCCTAACCAGATCTGGCCGGGCCAAGTGCTTAAAGTCACCGGTACAGCTAGCCAAGAGTCAACGTACTATGTCCAAGCGGGCGACACACTGTCTGCAATCGCCAATAAGTTTGGTACTACGGTTTCAAGCCTGGTTAGTCTTAACCACATCAGTAATCCTAACGTTATCTATGTTGGACAAAAGATTTATGTTGGTGAGGCCAGTCAAGGGCAATCCAACGCCTACACGGTCCAAGCCGGTGACACGCTATCAGGTATTGCAGCCAAGTTTGGAACTACTTGGCGAGCATTGGCTAACAAGAATGGCTTGGCTGACCCTAATGTAATCTACGTGGGGCAAACATTGCAAATTTAGTGTTATAATAGTTTCAGATCAATCCCCGTCCTAGTCGGCTTACGAGCTTTCGGGTGGGTTTTTACTTTAGCTATATTCAGCTATCTAAAACTATCTATATAGCTTATCCATAAAAAAGGCCTGGCTTAACAGCCGGGTCTTTTTCTTTTTGCTTTCGTGCAAAATGCTATTATATCAGCGTTTATAAGCAGCGGTTTCCTTTCACTTTCTTTTTATTTTTGTTATACTGGATACAAAAGCGACAACATCTCTACGGGGACTGTCGCGGTTTGTGCACAAAAACAACCCTACTTAAGCCTATCGACTAAGTAGGGTTGTTTGATACTTAAGAGGTGTTCTGTTTTGGTGCAACGAAACGTGCAACAACTATAAAAATGAGTATATGAGATAAAAACCAAAATCTTTATTTCATATACGATTAAAAATGATAAAAACACATAATAACTCAAGATTCATCCTGTACTCTCCTTTTTCAGAAACATCTATAACTGACTAGAAACCCCAAAGCCTTGACATGATAGGCTTTGGGGTTTTAGTAATCACTCTAAATTGAAAAGTTGGGACGCCTAATATAGTTGTTCAAAAGCAAGGATTGTTTTTGGGGCTATTGCAGAATTTATTCATTAATTAGTTTAAGGGCTAAAACCTGAAAGCACAGATGCGCGGAATTTTACCGCCGTTCTGTGCTTTTTTGCTCTAAAACAGAAAAACGCAATTATTCATTAGCAATAATGCAGTCTGGGCTGCTTTTTAGGACGATTTCTGCACATTTTAATTAATCTGATTCATCAATAGACAGATCGGCAATCTGAACTTGTTCCAATGTTTTGTAAACGCTATACTAAACGTATAAATTGATGTTATCGCTTTCGCAAGGATTATTTTACACTGGAGGGTTTTTTATGTATTATTCCAACGGTAATTATGAAGCATTTGCACGTCCTCGCAAGCCTGAGGGAATCGAACAGAAACACGCCTATATTATTGGTGGCGGTCTGGCTGGTTTGGCAGCGGCCGTCTTCATGGTTCGTGATGCTCAGATGCCTGGCGAAAACATTCATATCTTAGAAGAACTGCCGGTTGCGGGTGGCTCACTGGATGGCGAGAAGCGTCCTGGCGTTGGGTATGTC